TTTTATAGAGACAAAAACTTTTCCATATACAGGAGGAACTTCATCTTCTCCTCCCCACACTGATATAGAATCTAAATTAGGATAAGAATTTCTTATATACACTTCATAATCTTTATAACTTACCATTCTATTTTGACTTGCGAATTTCAATGGAGCCGCATATTTGATTTTATCAACACTTTCTCTATCAGAACCTCCATTAGCAGATGATATCGGTGTTATTGTAAAATTAGTTAAACTTTGTAGATTGGTGTCTATGAGAGCACCTGTAGCTACAAAGTTATTTGCTTTATTAGCTTCAAATCCATTTGTTACAAGATAGTTTACTGTTATAACGCCTGCGTCTGGAATTTTTTTACCAAGTATACCATTACCAAAATAAATTTGATATTTACCAGTACGGTGTTCTTGTAAAAAATATACTTCAGATTCATCTGTAACTTCTGAAGAATCAGTTGCTAATGTATAAGTCGTTATTTGCGTATTTGAAGTTGATGGTGATACGAATACCTGTAATGATTGCGTTTCAATATTTTCATCACTGAGGGTGAAAATTTGTTTTGGATTATTCGCATCATCTTGAATAAATCTATAACTTAAAAGTTGTCCTTCGTTTATTGGTAAATTTTCAAAAAAATAAGATGTATTTGACTTAGTTACAGTTGTATCATTTAAAACTGTAAAGGTATATGATTTTCCATCTATTTGTTCTGATAAAAATTTATAACCTCTAGGTATAGTTAATGTTCCAGGTGTATCATTTGGACTTAAAACTTCTAAATCAATTGTAGCTACAGCAGATTTTTTTGAATAGGGAGTATAACCTAAAGATTTAGCATGAGATACGACAGAATCACGAAGTAGAGCTGTATCTAAAAAAGATTCATTTGCCACCATATTTAAATAGTAGGCATTATAGTGTGTGTTATAAGCTAAAATATCTAAAAGAATTGAAAGACCAGAACCATCAAAATCGTAATCTGTAAACTCATTTTGTTGTTTTAAAAAGTTTTTTAGATTATTTTTTATGGTGTCAAAATCTAATTCTGTGACTCTTAATCTATCTGCCATTTCTATCTAATCCGTTCTAGGAAAAAAGTAATTGTAATAGGATTTGCATTGTTAATTATAAAAAATTCTAAAGTTATTCCATATGCATTTCTGTCTGCGTCAGGTACAGCAACGATTTTTGATATTTGAACTCTTGGTTCAAAATTTAAGATCGTCTCTTCTATGGCCTTTTCTACTCTTGCAGACATTAAATTATCTACATTTTCAAATAATAATCTTCTAACATTACTTCCTAATTCTGGTTGAAAAGGCCTTTCATAGAAGTTTGTTAGAACTAAATTTTTCACTGCATTAATTATAGCATATTCATTTTTATGCATATTAATGTCTTTACGAACTGGATGAATATTAAAATTCAGATCCAAGTCTTTAAAGTTTCTTACTGTGGTTGTTTCTACGGTTGCCATTTCTTATTTATTCAACCTCCTGCGAAAACATTAGGAGAACCTGCTGCAACAGATGTGCAGGTAGGGTCACCAACTCTCCCAGCTTGTCTTCCATTCACATAAACAGTAGAAGAACCACTAGAAATTGGTGCAGCATGACCAGGACAAGGAGCACCAGGTAACAAATGGCCAGTATTACTGTCACCTTGTCGTGACCAAGGTCTTGAATTGACAAAGACATTACCAGAACCTGCGGCTCTGTTCATTCCAGAACAATGTGGAACATCAGCATCTCCAACTCTAGTTGCTGCTGGCATTACCTTCTCTCCCTTTTCATTAACTCTTTAAATTTATCATGCCAAGAATCAATTTCTTCGTGTTGTTCATGTGTATGTGGTCCTGGAGGTATTTCTGGTAAAAATTCTATCAAGTTATCAAATTCCATAGGAATGTCTTCATAACGATTAAAGACATGTAATTTTTCACCAATTAAAATTTTAAATATGTGTGACATTATTCTGTCCCCATTACTAAACCAATTACGAGATTAGAACCAGTGTTTGAATCATATTGATATGTAATTGTTGGTGCTTCAGTATAACTTCCAGAATTGTCTATAGAAATACTTAGTACATTACCATTTGCATTTACTTCTTTGACACTTATAGTTCCTTCATTTCCAATACCGCCAACCACAGTAAAAGTATTTCCTGGAAAATAATTTTTGCCGTTATCATATATCACATAGTCAACAATTTTAAATTTTGGAGGTGTTTCTCCTGGCAAAACAGGAAAATATGATTTTAAGAAATTAGTACCAAAACTAAAATCATTATTTATTCTCTGTTCCAATTCAAATTCTGAACTACCAGATAAATCATTAACAAAAACTTTATATGTGACATCTAAGTATTGATTTGAAACATCTTGAGAAAACTGCAACAAATCTTTTCCTGGTGGAACATCAGCAACACTATTTAAAACTGTTATTAATTTTTGTTGTTGTAAAAAAGATAAACTTAAATCTAAATTTGCACTCGCACCTTTTTCTACATAAATTATTTGATCTTTGTATTGATTGTTGTAATTTCCATATATTCGGATATTAGTATTAGAAGTTTCTATTTTTAAATTTTTTTCTGGATCACCTTGAAAAATGCAAACTACACTTGTTATATTTGTTCCTGATACTGAAATGTTTTCAGAAAAATAACCATCTCTCGTTACGGTGACTAGTGAAGATTTACTAATTGAAGCCATCTTAGTTTAAATCAATACGAGGTGCGGTGAAGGACATTCTTCCACCAGATTGTACCGTATATGTTCCTCCAACTTGTTCATTAAAGTTACCACCAACTTTGACATTTACATTTCCATCTATCTGAAGGTCAGCATTTTTATTAACAAGACCTTTCACATTACCTTCAACATGGAAGTCAACATCACCTTTTACAAGTGCTGTCACATTCTTGTCAACTCTTAAATTTACATTTTTCTGCACATAAATTTCTGCATCACCCTGCACTGTGACACGACATTGACCCATAATATAAACATTGTCATCTTTCATTACGATAGTATAATTATCTCTTGTGATCTTATGAACTCTGTCGCCATTTGGGTACAGTTCTTCAAAAGTACCGTTACGATGTGCAGTATGTATTCTTTCTGCACCTGGTGTATCATCAAATTCTTGTATATGACCTGACTCTGTTTCTCTCACATTGTTATATGGGTATTTTGCATTATAAGCTGTTGGCGGTTCGTTCCATTCATGTTTCAGGGTAGCTTTATCATATGTCTTTACTTGTTTTACAACTTTATCTTTTCGTTCTTGAATATAAGTTTTTGAAATTGTATCAGAGTCATTTCTTGCTATTCTAGATGTTGTTGGTTCATCTAACTCTCTTGGATACAATTCTGCTTGTGGCTTTTCTGTAATCGTTATACCTGAACCATCTGTTTTATAGTCTTTTGACTGTGGCGTTCTTGGAGCTTCTGCTCTTTCTCCTGCTGTTCTTGGATCACTAAATGCTTCTTGTGGGTTTGCAGCTTTCAATGGAATATTTGGATACACACCCATCATGATAGGAACTTGTGCATTTTCTCCATCAGCAAAGAAACCGAAAATCATATCACCTTCTTTTGGTGCGAATGTGTGTACATGATTAATTGGCATAACAGGTAAAGCCCAAGGTAATGCATCAGTTGGTAATTTCATTTTGTCTTCAGCATGCCAACCAACGCAACGCACTTTACAACGACCAAGTTTAAGTGGATCTTTACGGTCTTCTACAATACCCGTGTACCAGATGAAACCATTTTTTCCAGCAAAATCTTTCTTATCTTCATGTTCCATTATGCATATCCTAATAATTCAGAATTCTGTTCTGGGTTGCTTGCAGGCACAAATTCATTTGCAGAAGATGATGTAGCAACTTCAATCACCGTTTCGTGTTTTTCGTAACCTATAATTTGACGACTCGCAACGATAATGTATTTTCCAGATAAACTTAAATCATCGTTTGAATCACCTTTATCTTTTCTACCAAAATTAGAAACAATTAGATTCACATTAAAACCAGAAGTCAATTGAAAATTACCTGGCATTGTAACTTTGACTCTGCGAGCCATTAAATTTTTAATCAATGCTTTTCTTTGAAATATATATTCTTCTGTATTATCTTCTTTTGATATAGATTCTGGTTCATGTTTCTGTATGTATTTACTGTATTGTCTTGCAGCAGCAAAAAAGTTTACCACTTTTTTTGAATCAAATGCTTCTACATTATTTACACCTTCACGATTCTGTATTACAGAAACATTTGGATTATCATTTGAATGTTTCATCTTATCGTAATGATCACCAAAACTAACTTTCTTTGTTGCTATTGTTCTTGTCATAGGATCAAAACCAATAAACTTACCAGCAGCAACACCTGATCGTGTTCTTTGCACCACATCATCTTGAGCAACAACCTCTAAACTTCTAGCTGAAGAAATTTCTGTGAATGGATTACTACCTTTTGTATTCTTTGGTTCAAATTTAATATCAAGTATATCAGGATTTGTTAAGAGTTTAGAGAGTGATGCAAAATTATATCCAGTTTGATTTTGATAGAATAGAAAATTTGGTGATTGCATTTCATCTACTGCTCTTTTTGCACACCATTCAATTGCCTCTAATGGTCTTAAATTTGGTATGACTATCTTTCTCAAACCTACAGAATCATCATATGCACCACCAAGATTATTTTCAGGCACTTTCAAATAGTCTGAAAGTATTTTCTTAACAATTTCTGAATATACATTTTCATAAGATTGATTGATTCTTTGTTGATCTGAGTAAATTAATTCATCTGAAACAAAAGAAAGAACAAATAATTCACTATTTTGATTTTCATTTGATCTCTCTGACTGTTTGTATATCCTAAATGCTTTCTTAAATGCAGCAACATCAGAATTTTTATCTTTCAAAAGTTCTATGAGTATTGATTCAGAACCATCAAAAAATAATTTGCCTGACAATCCAATAGAATCTCTTATCATAATGTTTCCACTCATGACTGGAGAAAACAAAGAATCAAAAATGTTTATTTCTTCATAAATTTTTGATATGTCTATTTTACCAGCTTTAGTGACAATTACCAATTCACCAACGGTAAACTGCGTAGACTTTTTTAATTCTAAACTCATCCTTTAATCACTTTCTTAAATTCTTTTTCTACTACACTAACAAATTCAGGTTTTAATAATTTTATTTTTCTTTTCTTTTCATTTTCTTCTAATTCATAGTCATAATAAGATTTTGTTTCTTTTGTTATTGTAATATTTAAATTAGTATTACCAGGTAAATTGTAGTTTATATTAGTTCCTGTTTCCATAAAAACAGAATCATTCGCAGTATTAGAATCAACTTCTAATTTAGTTATTGAGATTTTATCTCTTGTGGTTTCAGTTATAACTTTATAGTAAGAATGTATGTTGTTAATATTTTTTGCCCAACTCAAACCACTTATTGAAGTGTTTGCAGTATCAGCATAATTTGGTGATGAATATTTTTCGTCAACATAATCATTTAGAGTCCTATAATCAAAAGGCCAATCAAATTGCGGATCAATTATCTCATTAAATAAAAGAACTATCCAATGCCTTTCAGAGTTATCATAAAATTTTCTAGCAATTATTTCTGGTGTATCACCATCTTTAATATCATACTCATAAAATACTGAAGAATTTTCTTTCAATTCTCTTTCAAAAGAAAATCTAGAAATTATATTCGTAACAGTATCTAAAGAAGATACTTCATTATTAGAAGAATAAAGTGTTTTAGGAAAATAATTAAAATATCTTGCCATCTTTAATATCCGTATGGAGATGCATTAGTAT